TGAATTGACGCGACAGCCACGCCTGTCTGTTCGCTGAGATCGAACAGAGGTTGAAGGGACTGACTAACCCCAGACGCCCACTTAGCGACCGCAAAGGTGGCGGCGCCGAATGCTGCGCCCATCCCGCCGAGAAGCTTGATGCTTCTGCCGAGGCTGTTGTTATAGTCTATGAGAGGTTTGGTGGATCCTTGGAACGAAAATTTTGTGATCAATTCTGTAACTTCAGCCATTATCGCTCCCTTTGCGCTTGCTCCATCCGGTGTTGTTCAATAGCAGATGATATTTCATGATACTCTACTGCGTCAAGGAAGTCTTGGCTGTCCAACTGTCTGACCTGTTCAAGTGTTCCGTATCCTTGCCTGACTAGCGCATGTTCGATCATGGACTCGTTGGTCAAGTTGCTGCGGGCTATCAGACTAGGCTCAGACAGAGGGACCGGAACTGTCAGCCGCCAAGGCTCCCGCTTAAAAAAGGATAGCTAATCGCCCCTAACATCGTGGTGATGAAAAGAACGTAATCTTCTGGGTAGTCTTCCCAGTGGTTCGGCGACTTGCTGAGCTGTCCATCTTCAAACAGCACCGTTTCCATAATTACCTTTTCCACCGGTTCAAATTCCAAAGAATCGAGAAACGAGTAATCACCGCCCTGTATCTCCCGTTGCTTCCTGGTGAAAAAGGCGAACACCCTGCGCCGCTGCTTATGCGTCATCTTGGTCAGGGTATACACGCGCCCACTCGGGAGCGTTGCCGCCTGATCATCGTGGACGGCCTTCAGCATCGCCAGTGCTTGCGTTCTTTCTGATTGTGGTTCTTCTGTCATATTGTCACCTTATAGGTTGCGAGATGCGTTGCGGAATCGAATCACGTACTCCTGAACAGCGTTGCCGTCAGTGCCTGATTTTGTGCTTGTCGGCTGAGTCGTTACGCTGCCAAGCTCCAAGGTCCAAGACTCCACGCCATCGGTCCCATCGCGATTGAAATTTTCCTTCAGGCTCCCGTTGACAACAACAGGGGGCGACTGCCGGAGCAGGTTATTAAGAAACCCGTCCGACTCGCTGTAACGCTGGACACGGAGAGTCAGGTCATGGACTCCACGATCCGAACGCTCATTAATGTTTACCCCGCCGTTGGTGCTGTTGATATGCGATGTGGCTGGGTTGGCCGGAGTCAGGACTACGTAATCCCCCTCTGCCAAATCGACAATTGCCGTGCCGTTGAGTACGACCGTTGTGCTGTCTGCTGCTAATGCGATGCCTGCCATAATTTTATCTCCAGTTTATATGTTGCAAATTATCGGTTAACATTAACGATCATCGACACACTGTGAACAGCGCCAGATAATTTCAGAGCTCCCTGCAAAACAGGGCTCTCTCTCGCCTCGCGTGAGTTCTGCGCCTGTGCCGCCAAAGATCCAGCCAGCCAGTAAAAGCCGTTGTTGATGATGCTCTGCTCAAAAGTCCCGCGGTTTCCGAAGTAATCAGGGCTTGACCATGTGCCGGGGCCTGCAACTCCTGCCCGGACAAACTGTCGAGTTGTTTTCTCGGCTTGATCGATAAGCTGATTGACTCCGCTACGTGTCTGAGGAATCTTATTTCCGGTCAACTTGAGAAGGTTAAACATATCGATCTGCAATGAATCAACAAAGGCGATTAAATTATATCGCTCGTCGGTGAAAGCGTTGGCTCCGCTGGTCAAAATGACTGGAGTCAGTTTGATCGTGGTGTACAGGTCAAGTCCCACTGTTTTTGCGTTGTTGACTTCGGTCTGTGTGTACTCCTCAGCCGCAACTGACAGCTCCTTGAGGTGCATGGTCAGAGCGGAATTCTCAGCGGCGAAATTAACGGTATGGACCCGCGCCATGTATGACGCCGCCAATTTGCGATTCCCTGCCTTGCTGTACAGCATCCGGTAGTTGGTCAGGCTAGACAGTTTGATATCCCAAACCACGTTCGTCGGATCGACAAGAAGATTATCAGGGCTGTCGAAAACATCATATTGGAGCACGTCATTTGCTTGGCCCCATTCGGCCAAGTCCTTGGACTCAATATCCGTCGGGTTGTCGAGAAACATTGCTCCCATAAACTTTACCTGACTGCGGAGCTCTGTGATTCCAGCCAGTTTGGTTTCTGCCGTGAGAGTTGCAAGCGCCGCGCCCTGAGTAAGGGAGCCTCCCGAGCCGGTAGTGAGCGCCAAAGTCTGGCCGATGAAAGTTCCGGTGCCGGGGTCTGTGGCGAACGTAATCAGGCTGGTCGCTCCGGTGGTTGCGCTGGTAATAACAATCCGCTGATCGTCTACCGCTGCCGTTGCTCCTGTCAATGCCGTGTCGATAACGACTGCAATTTCATCCAGCGTAGTAGTCGCCTGAAAGTCCAGCGCCGTCAGGTTTTCGGTTACACCGTCAATGTCAATGTCAAGCGTCCCGTCTGCTACCTGCTGAAGTACACTCACCACGGCGGCCTCGGACAACTGAGCGCCAGTTAAACTGGCTGCGGTTGCTGCAACGTCTTCATCAGCGCCGCGCCAATATCCCATAACCAGAAATCCACCGGCGTTGGTGGCGTTCGGCTGAGTGGCAAAAAACGACAGAGCGAAATCATACGCCTGACTTGCGCTGCCGAAGTCTGCTGCTACACTTGCCGCCTCGGAATAAATACGGTACCGGCTGGCGGACGAAATAGGCCCCTGTTGCTCGCTTGTAATCATTGCGACAACGTTCGGATTGTCTGCCATTGCCAGTGCTCCAGATTGGAGCAAGGTGACAGTTACGACATTTTTAATACTTACGCTCATGGGTTTACCTCCATCTGTTATTAATTCGGTTTTTGCGTTGGTCTAAAGTCTCGCTGTTGAGTGTATCACCATTGCCAAGTTACGGTCAATATTGTTGCTGGCATACCTGCCGCACCCACAAGGTCAGCAAGGAGGTCTTCATTCACTCCACGTCAGATCGCTAGGTCAAAGTTAGGGTCGTTGTTTCCATCAAGTCCGGTTAGCCCCAACACTGTAATGTGATCCTGCGCGCTCTCTGTTCGGTCGCTTAGGATTACCGCTATAACGTTCGGGGTAGCAATACCGCTGTTGATCTGTAGCAGTTCTTGTGCCCTTGTAGCCGCTGCCAAGTCCATGCTTGGAGCGTGGTCAGGGGCCTGTAATGCCAGCCCCGCCATTTCTGCGAATATAGGCTTGGCGACTGTTGATGCTACTGCGTATAGGTTGCCTTCAGCGTCCTGATAAGTTGCTGAATTGAATGTCTGATCGTCTGCACTGGACTCCCCCAAACATAAAGCGAGCTGATTTGCGTCCGCAATATGGGTGACAGGTGAAGCAATGGTTGCTCGTTGTTTATATTCTGTGGTCATTTTAATAGCCTCCCTGAACCGTGACTGTCCAACCGCGTGACCGTAGCGTATCAATTGCCGGTTGCCCTGTAGCTACAGAGGGGGCCGAGCCACCTGACTGATCAAATACCCTCGTGCCTGCTGCGATTCCGGAGTTTACGAGAGAGACTATGATGCCGTCAATGCTGGTTTGGTCTAGGGCTGTGCCATTGAAAGCGAGTGTGAAGTCACCGCCTTTGACATTATCAAAAGCGTTGGCTGGGAAGCTGGTTAGTGATGTGCAGCTATACCACGCGTAAGAAAAAATAGTCCCGCTGGATGTATCGATTAATGGGAAGTTGGTTAGTGATGTGCAATTGCGCCACGCGTAATTAAAAATAGTCCCGCTGGATGTATCAATTAACGGGAAGCTTGTTAGTGATGTGCAATTGCGCCACGCGGCATAAAAATTAGTCCCGCTGGATGTATCGACTAATGGGAAGCTGGTCAGTGATGAGCAGTTATACCATGTGTAATTAAAATTAGTCCCGCTGGATGTATCAATTAACGGGAAGCTTGTTAGTGATGAGCAGCTATACCACGCGGCATAAAAAATAGTCCCGCTGGATGTATCGACTAATGGGAAGCTGGTCAGTGATGAGCAGTTCAGCCACGCGTAACGAAAACTAGTCCCACTGGATGTATCGATTAATGGGAACTCAGTAATCTCAAAATGTTCCCTCCAAAAGTTATCAAAATTACTAACCGCACCATAGCTTGCAGTAGCCCCATTACCAACAAAGTAAGCTTCAGCGCCCGCTTTCTCTCCTGCACTCAAAGCCCCGTCGCGGAACACTTCCCCGACAATAGCGGCGCCGGGGAAGTACTGCCCGCCGAGCTTATAAGCCCCTGCCGGAATACTCACGCCATAACTTGCCGTGCCTTGATCGGTAGCAAGTACCATCGTACCAATCCAGCCGCCTACGGGAACTGTGATAACAAGCGCGTCATCGACTTTATCCAGCAACAACCTGGCAGGAGTTATCTTATACTGAGGTCGTGCAGCACTGACAGACTGAACTGCATCTACCGCGTTGCCTGATTTGTCTACTGCCAACCCGACAGGATCGCC